CACAATGCTTTACTGCAAATCTTGCAAATACAGCGTTGACACCAAACACAATGCGTATCCTTGCTACATATGCTAATAGTGCTACTCAAACAGTTCAAAGTCTTTCTGACCACACTGGTGAGTTGTTTACTGCTACTTCAGGTCCTATTGCTTCTGGTAATATTGTGTTCCAAAATGCTGCTCCAGTATTTGCAACATTCAATACCGCAGCAGCAGCAAACGCAACTGGTGGACAGCCTTACGCAATAGTTACTATCGCTAACGCATAATCATGGCAACTTCAACAAGTAAGGCCGTTAAAATGCAACCTGAAACTGAGATAGCCGTGCTTCAAGTCCAAGTTAGAAACATCGAAGATAAAATCGGTGAACTTAAAGTGGACTTGAAGGATGTGAGCGATTCTATTGACAGGCAAGCAGCTAATACTAACGCAATTCTAAAAGACATGAAAGACGTTAGTACAACTGCACATAGGGCAATGTCTGACAAAATTAACAGTTTAGAGAAATGGAGATGGATGCTAATGGGAGCGGGAGTAATACTCGGTTCTATAGGATTTGACTCTATAGCAAGACTATTAAAATAAAAAAAGAGACTTAGGTCTCTTTTTTTGTAAGTGTCTTTAATTTTTCTTGCACAACATCAAAGTTTACTGTGCTAAACAATCCCGGATGTAATGGTTTGGGATATTGATTGTCACCTACCCATGCATAACCACAATGCTCATCATTTAGTATAGGGATAAACTCATCTTCTATTTCACAAAAGAATGTATGATATGTGAATGTGTGATTAATGAATTTCTGTATAGGTATTAATTTTGCATTATCAGGAAATACTCCTAATTCTTCTCTACATTCTCTAGTAATACCCTCAAAGAGAGTTTCTGAATCTTCTATCTTACCGCCGGGTATTCCCCAGTTACCCGGATTCTTTTTATCAGTACGTAATAGATATAGGTAGCGGTTTGTTTTATTACTGTAAAAGAAAACACCTGCGGATTGATTGCTCATACTATGATTTATCACAATATCAGATGACGATAGAATAATCCCCTTGATCATACCATCCTTCATATGACTTAATCCAATTTTTATCAACAAAACGATATTGCACATTGGTTGTTAAGTTAGTCACATATTCTAGTGTAGTTGGTGTTGAAGTGGTACTATCAAAACTGACGAACCATTCACCTGTACTTGCGTTATACTCAACTATATCATTGGCAAATGCCACAAGAGTTCCCCATGCAACTGTACTATCACCGGGTGCGCCTATGTTGTCAACAATTAGATATCTAACTTTATTGACGGGTCCAGGTAAGCCTGCATTTGGCCCAGTCATCTGAGGATTAATAACACCGTTCACTGGGCTTAATGTGTTCTGCGGTAATGTATCAGGGTCGATATTGTATATCAATAACCTGTCATCATTTGGATTTGGAACAATAGTACCCACTATATCAGTAGCCATGTATGGATTTTGTAACCATATTTGACTAATGCCCGGTTTAACTGTACCATATACATTCAGTACACTAGACCAATATACGTCAGTATCAGGATTAGGTGGCAAACTCAAATCAACATTGCTAGGATAGAATGCAGTATCTGCCGGTAGTATTTGTAATGTATTACCTATTAATAATATTTTATATCCGTATGGTGTTATTTTTTGTCTAGTACCTAATAATAAATCATCATCTTGAATGTCAGTAAGTGCTTTGCCAGAAAAAATACTTGCAATAATTTTTTCAATAACTCCAAATTTCTTAAGTTTAGCTGCTGTGCTAATCCATATAGGCATGTAGAATTTCCAAGTCAATACATCAATTGGATTACCTGCACCAACCGGAATAACTCGACTAGTAAAAGTTAATCCATCTTGATATACAACACTCAATGATGTCCAGTCAATAAAGTTATCTGTACTTTGAATTTCTAATGCAGGATTAAACAGTGTACCCAATTGCTCTATCAACTGCAATTTTTGATTATAATTAGTAGTCCAAAAATCTACAGTCATTCTTAGTGTATAGGGAACTGGCATCAACCTTTCAATAGTAAATGCTTGACCTTGCACCTGTTCGTATGTTTGTGTATCGCTATTATAACTACGTTGACGCACACTAATGTTATCTACATATGTAGGGTCCTGTGTTCTTTTTTGATCGTATTCTAATGCACTGATATAATATGTAATTAGTGGTGCACTTGGCAAATTACTAGCACTATTATTTGCTATAATAGTTGCAGCCTGTCTACTACTATCACCGTACATAACAGGTACTCTAACTAATATTTCATTACCGGCAGGATCTTTACCCTTAGTAACTTGCCAGTTGCTGAAAATTTTTGCAAATTGAATTAAAAATCTGCGAACTTGATTGTCATAGAAAAATTGTGCCATATGTATTCTTTAAGGTTGCGGTGGGATAGGATCCGGAGTTAATTGCAATATAGTTGATAGTGCTTGTCGCTGAGGAACAAACGTACCATCTGTAAGTCTTGTTTCCGCTCTGTCGTTGATAAACCCAGATAATTGTGATTGGTTATTTGCGTCAAACCCTGTTTGTGTTCTAACATTTGTTGAAATTCTAACCCATAGTCTACCGTCCCAACGAAACAATAACTGAGGGAAGTAATCAATGCGTAAGAAATAATCACCAACTTGGGGACTCTGTGGGAAACTTATACCAGCACCAGTCGGGAATCCATTAGGTGCTTCAGCAGTACCATCTAAGTAACCCGTAGTATAACCAAATGATCTCGGGCTACTACGTGCAATGAATTGATATGCAGGGTCACAATCTGCTCTAAAGTCCATTTGAGTAGATATTGTTCCAGTGAACCCGGGCAATTCAGGATTTTGATCAGCAGTAGCATATGTATTATCAGCAGTACCGTAAGGCCCGGTGATAGGTCCCATTGAATATGCAGTCAGTATCCTTTCACCAGAGACTGGTCCAGAATTAGTATCAGTTCTTTGAGGAGCTAACGTAATACGTTCAAGATTTACGGTACTAAACACATCTAACTTTTCATAACCCATGTCAGCAGTCATATCCCAAATACTCTGCATAGCAGCTTGTGAAACTTTGATTACAGGACTAGCATTTCTATAATTACTATTACGTACATACATCACTGTACCGGTAGTTGATGTATTAGGTGCACCTGCTGAATTAATGTTTATATTAATCGGGGGTGCTGGATTGTTACTAGCCTTTGATAATACACCGTTACTAGAATATTCGCCGTATGTAGGAACAATATATAATTTACTTCTATCGTACCCTGCTTTAGGTAATAGACGTTCTGCTTCTCTAAGAGCAGCATCATTGATTTCAATATTTTTGTTATAAGTAGCAAGAATATCTTTGAGATTGCTTGCAGTATCCAGTTGCCAATATGTAGGATTGGGTGGCATAATTCCTACAGGAACCTCTTGCGTAGATATATAATTCTTATCACCAAATGTAATTACATATCCTGCAGGATATGTTTTATCTTTATCCCATATTCCAAGATAATTATCTTGGTCAATTGGTTCACTTAATATCTGACTAAATTCTTCACTATCAACTAGTGGTTCGCATTTAATACGCCACAAATGAGGGAACCACGTTGGACTAAAACCTTCGCTAGCATAGTTAGCATCGGTAACCTGCATGAATCGTTTTAATGCAGTAGGAATTGTTTCTTTTAATGGATTATAATCAAGTAAATGTGGCAACTCAATTACATCACCAACCATTAATTTCCTACCAATCAATTGAATCATATCATTATAATGCACAGTAATGAATATAATATCATTGTTTAAAAATAATCCAAACTGACTCAAATCAAAGTCTAAATTCTGCACATTGTAATGTCCACGCAAACGATAGATATTTGGATCATATGTTCTATCACGGTTTTCCAAGAACAACAGGTCTTGTATATTGGTTGGAGCCAACACATCGTATTGGGGCTGGGTATAATCTATTGACGGTCCTTGACCTGTTGGTCCCATATACTTGTGGACATATAGATCCGTTGAACCTGCAGTAAACTGTTCTGATATGGTTCTATCAAAAAAGTTATAATCGTTTGTTTTATTTGGGCGCCAAAGGCTTAATCTAGGCATAGTTAATTCACTTTATTACTTATTTATCGTAAATAGAGTTGATAGCGCATTACCAAACACTTGACATTAAATGGGTTCTGTGTTATACTACGTATTCAATTGACAATCTGGAGTAATCAATGGCTACACGCAAGCATACTGACGATCATTTTGTAAAAGCACTAAATCCACGGGACGCTGATACAAAATACATGGGTGAAGAACCCTTTTTCCCAATCCAACCCGATACCGAAGCACGATTTTCGGCTCTTGCTCGTGGCTTTACTTGGTACACTCGATTCTATAGCAAAAAAGATGCTAGAGAATTAATGGCACAGTATTTAGACTATAACAAACGTACTGACGAAGCCAAACAAATTCGTAAGGTACATGAAAGCGAATTCATTCTTACCCTGTGCTGGGTAGCACGTATGACAATGCGTGGTCTTGAATTGACCGAGCATGAAGAATTAACATTGCAAAATGAAATCAAACGATTGGTTAAGTCACTATCAGAGACCGAAGTAAAAACTAGTCAGACTAGTATTCTTAAGGAAGAAGTAGCACGTCCTAACATTCAGGACATTTTGAAAGAAAAAGCCCGTGATGCAGCTGGTGAAATGGAAGGAATGATTGACGATTTTGTAACCACTGGTAAAGCGTCAGACAAGACAGTTGACATTGTAGCAAAATATAATGTCATGCCACAACATATCCACATTATTGTTGATATCTGGAAACGCAAGCAAGAAGAATTTCAACAATTGTCAGATGGTGACGAGTCTTTAAAAGAGGGTTATAGTTTCTTAGGTAAGATTCAGATTCGTAACATTTTGAAATTTATCGATGGTGTACTGGGTGACTTGAACAGTTACATTAGTATTAAAAAAGCAAGCAAGGCTCCACGTAAGCGCAAAGCAGTACCTGTTGAGAAAATTGTTGCTAAACTGAAATACTTGAAGTTGTTTAAGGATGTTGCTAGCAAACTTGATTTAATAAGTGTGCATCCTACAAAACTGCATGGTGCAAGCGAGGCTTGGGTTTATGATACAGGCAAGCGTAAATTGCATCATTACATTGCTGATGATTACAGTAAAGTGTTTAGCGTTAAAGGTAACACACTACTAGGGTTTGATGCGAATGCAAGTGAGATGAAAACACTACGCAAGCCCGGTGAACAAATTAAAGAAGTTATGGGAAGTAAACCTGCAGCACGTAAATATTTTAAAGATATTAAAGCAGTGGGTGCAATCCCAAATGGCAGGTTCAATGAATCAATGATTATCCTGCGATGCTTTTGATTTGTGAGGTCCTCTGGGTCCTCTCATCTTAGATAAAGATTCTTCACTGTGTTTGAACTTACCCTTCATCGGTGAAGGGCCTCGCTTAGGACTGATTCGTTGGACCTTGATAGGGCCCCTTGGTCCTCTCATATTAGCTTTGTGTTCTTCTGATAAGTTTTTACCTAGTTTAGATTCACTAATCTTTTTGCACCATTCATCATCAAACACTCGTCCGGTTAATTTTTCACTGAGTAGCTTTTTACTTTCTTCACTATGCTTTCTACCCTTATTCAGTTGTTTACCAAAGTGTCCATTTTTAGAACCAGCACAACCAGGATGCCCGACTGGTGCACCATCAGTTCCATTTTCTTCAATTAAGTTAGCCCAATGAACCGAGTTTACAATGTTATTGTCTCTTGAAAATTTTAAGGCAAATGTAGTACATTCATCTAGTGTTTGAAATTCCCAAACCTTTAGAGTTTTGACATGCTCAGTGCCGTGTTGTTTGATATGTCGTTGCCAATGTTTCCCAGACCCATGGTATCTGCGAACATTGCGAGTTGTTTTACCAAAATATTTCAATTTGGTTTTTGTGTGAATCTTGATATACAAGTAAATAGTCATGCTGGTGCTCCTTTTAAAAATGATAGCATTAGAGTCCTTGGGTTTGTGGAGAACCGCGAGGGACATTTTTGTTGACACAATCTATTAATTGTGCTATACTTATTTATCTAAACATGATTATTTTGAAAGCATTTTAAGGAGCTAATATGATAGATAAATTTTTTATATGGGTTGGTCGTAACCGCAAAGAGATTGGGTATACAATTGCTGCTGGTAATATTTTGAGTGGAATAAGTTTACTTGCTGGCGGTTCAAACACAAATGGTTGGGTGTTTATTTTTCTAGGAACACTAATTGCTTTTGATACTGCAACCACACCATGAATATTGATTTAAACAAATACAAAGATTTTGTACAGGCTGTAACAAGTCAAGCAAGTAATGACTTAACCACATTCATGGATACAGTAGACCGACTTGACGCTAATTATGAGTTGAACGCCGATACTGGACAAATGGAACAGGGACCTGACGTAAATATCCCGTTGCTCATCACTGCATGTTTTGGTTTAGCGGCTGAAGGTGGCGAATTTATTGAAGTGCCCAAAAAGATTATTTTTCAAGGAAAAGCATTATCTCACGATAATGTGTTTCATATGAAACGTGAACTTGGTGATGTAATGTGGTACTGGATTAATGCGTGTCGTGCATTGAATCTAGACCCCAATGAAGTAATTGCTGAGAATGTACGCAAGTTAGAATCACGCTATCCCGGTGGAAAGTTTGACGTATTTAACAGCGAGAATCGCAAAGACGGCGACTTGTAATACTTGGACTAACGTGTTACCTGATAAATAGTATTA